CGTTGTGTGTACGGATTAACCGCATAGCACCAACCGCCATCTTGAGGAATACCAGTAGAGGCAAGTAAACTACCTGCTTCTGCTATATGATCCCATTTAGAAACACCTGTACCAACAACACCAGCAACAAGGCCAGTATTTTTCATCATAAAGTCAGCAAAGTCTAATTCAAAATCAGTTTTTAAACGTGTTGCCATAGGTGCAAGCAATTGGTCTAACTGATCCATTTTTAACGCTTCGTCAGCTTCATCGTAATCAACAAAAGAAGTAAAGTACGGTTGTACAGTACCCGTTGCTTTACCAGTGATAATAGGATCAACAGTTTTTCCTGAGACATCACCAGTTGCAGTACGTACTGAAACATAGTCAGTAGGACGTTTAAAGTCTACTTTATCACCAGTTGATGGGTTAAATTTACCGTCCAACAATTGAGTGTTCACGTTTTTAGACAATACACGCTCACTGTCGAATTTTTCTAAGAATACGCGAGCCAATTGCCGCGTAAAGTTACTACTAAAATTATTAGCCATGAGTGACTTTTCCTTTATTTATGTATAAGTAGCCCCAGAAGGGCCTCTATTTTTAGGTGCTACGCCAGAACCTTTCTGTGTTTCTACAGGGTCAGGTGTTGACGTTGTTTTCTTTGCTAATCCAGAGGCTTTATTTTTAATATCACTCCACACATTACCTAATGAGATAGGGTTTGCAGTGTTAATAGCATCCAAAGCTTGTGGGTTTTGAGCAAGGTACAATGTTATCAATGGGCCTTGTTCTTCTGCCAATAACTCCATAGCTACATCTTGACGAATACCGTAATTAGCAACAATATTTGCTGCTTCACCTAATTGTGTCTGGTCTACGCCTAGTTTTATTGAGTTTTCTTTGTACTGATTGCCTCTTTCATTTACTTGATTTATCTGCGCTTGATTTTGCTTTTGTCTTTGATATTCCGCTTGTTCTGCTTGTATCTTTATCCCAGCATCATATTGCGCTTTGTCTTGTATAGATTTGTCCCTGGCATCCATTTGTTCAGCATAATCATCATCATACTGATCGGGTACAGGTAAAATCATCGGTTCTTGTAGAATCGCTTCTTTTTCTTTTATAGCCGCCAATTCTTGTCTTAAAGACTCGGCTTCTCTTTTATGCTCACGACTTTCAAAGGCTTTTTGTGCAATTACTTTGTTGTAGTCAACCTTTGGCTCTACAGTCTCCGTAGTATCTTCTGGTGCAGTATCCAGTTCTTCTTCAAGTTCGGCTTCTTGTTCTTCAACAACTTCTTCTACCAACTCTTCATCTGCTTGTACTTCTTGTTCACTCATGGTTTTGATCCCCTCGGATTTTTAGTAGCGCGATACTGTCGCGTACAGTTAATGACTATCTGTCAAAATCTTGGTCTTCGTTACCAACAATTAATACTTCTACTTCCTTGCTGTCTGTTTTTTCTTGAAACTCTGCAACGTCTAATGCGTAATCTCTTTGGTCTTTTGTAACAAGTCTTTCTAGTTCTTGGGCTTTGAGATTAAATTCAGCCTCTTTCGTCATAGTTTCAAGCTGCAACCTTTCTTGATCTTGTTGCAACTTAAATTGTGCTTGTTGCAATTCCAGTTGTTGCTGTTGCATTTTCATCTGGTTTTGCTGTTCACGGATCATTGCGTCCAGCTTGGCTTTTTCAGCTTCTATTGAGTTCTTGTTATTAGCTGCTTGCGCTTTTTGCATTTCAGCTTGAGCCGCTACCATCATGGCATCAGGTTGCTGGCCTGCTGATTGTGCTTGTTGAGCCACCATTTGTTGTTCTTCTTCTGTCTGCTGGTCTGCTGGTATGAGCCCACCTGCTAACAACTGCTGACGTTTACGCGCTGATAATGTATCCATACCAGGTGCATCTACGTTTTTAAGCATTACATCACCAGACATCTGTATTAATGACGGGTCTATCTGTGCCATTTCTAGCAATGCCGCATTACTTTCTTGTTGCCTATTTTGGAAGCTAGCACCACTCGAACACACCACATCATAAGAGCCAATGCTTAAATCATTTAGCGTTATGGGTTGCCCTGTTTGCTGGTCTATAATTGTCTGGTTTAATGTTTCACTCTCTTGGCTACCATCTTCGTTTAATAAATACACTTCTCTTTGTGTGTCATAAACGCTCGGGATAGCATCCACTAATATCTTTGCTGTTCTTGCTATGGCTATTTCTTGAGCTTTAAAGTATTTAATTGTGCCAATATCGCCTTTATTCTGTAACTGCTTAATAGCTACACCAGATTGCAAGCCTGGGTTATCGCCCATATTACTAGCGAATAGGCCAGCAGATTGACCGATCATAGTACGCATACCTTCTGACACGCGGCTCAATCCTGGGTTAATTTGCGCCCCACCATTTTGCTGTGGTATACCTGGGTTTGCTTCATCTACGTTAAAGAATTGAACAGGATCGGTATTAGTGTTCATGGTAGATAGTTCGTCTTCATGTCCACTTGCTTGCTTAGGCGTCATCCAGTATTTAGCGCGTGGTGCTAATGCCCCTTCTTCTATTTCTCTTGATAGCGAATAGTTCAATACTCTTTGTGGATCATAGAGTTTTTCTACTACACCAAAGTACAAAGTTTTATCTTCTACATTTCTAAAGTTACCGTAAGTAGGTATCACGGGTATCATTGAGAATACGGTTTTTTGTTTACTGCCTAACCAGTCCTGTGCATCAAACTTTCTTACATAGACCGTATCTTTCATTCTTGTTCGGCGTTTAACTTCTGTCACGCCCATTGCTTCAAGCTCGTCTTTAATGGTGTTGAAGTCTTCATTGTCTTCTAACACTTGACCAGATGACATCATTACTAGATCGCTTTTTTCTTGTTCGATGTAGTAATATTCGCCTACCATAATAAGGTCAGGCTTATTAAAATACGCTGTTGCTAACCTGTCTTCTGATACTGACTGACCTGAACCTTCAGGGTATTGCTTTTTATAATCTTTGGGGCTTAACCCGCTTAGTACGAAAGCAAATCGGGCATCTGATCTGTCCCGCTTTTCCGATGACACATCAAACCAGACTCTATCAACGTAATTATGGATCGGCTCTATCACTAGATCTTGATTAAAGCTATCGCTATCTACATACTTATGAACTACACGCCATCCATCTATGCCGGCTGTGACCATGTTTCGACCTGCCGCGCTATATATATCCGTGGCATAACTTAGGTTCTCAATGTTACGTATTAGCCCGCTTAATATCTTAGCCGTATCTTCTGATGCTTGACCACCAGCCGGTGAAACTTTAATAGAAAAGTTTGCCATGTCCAACGCGCCCGATACCTGGTCAACAATTGGGCTCGTCAAATCGAAAGTGTAACGAGGTTTATTGTCGTTAGACTCCCAGAACTCCGGTTCCCACTGCCCGTCCCTTTTGTTCACAAACAGTTGAGCGCTTCTTGCTTGACTTCTCATGTCTGTTTCAGCTTCTTGAGAATCTTGCAAGGCGATCAACATTTCATCGTGTTCAATCATTCATTGCCCCACGTGATATTTATACTTGCATCTACATTCTGTTGAATTTCCTGCTGGCGGACGTCCGGCAGTGTTTTACTTAGCAATATTTTTGCGGCGGCGATCTGCGTAGAACTCATTTCAGAATTGTTAAGTGCATGATCCATAAGGGCTTTAACAAGGTAACTACTTTTAATCTTGTCCCTGGTTCTTTGGGTTTGAGAGACATTATCACGTTTACTCATTTCGTAACTCACTCTTTAACTGTTCGGTTATTAACTTCATTGCAAGCCTATTGCGCACATAGTTACTTCGTGCAGTAACCAGGGCTAAAACTATTGATATTATTAAACCTATTACCGAGAGAATTTGATTGGTAAAAGTAAGAATTGATGTTCCCGCTAAAACGCTAGAAAACATGTAGGACAGCTTACTCTGTATTGTATTGGTTGTAGCTTCAATTAATCCCGATAAATCCATTAACACCGCACCTGTTGAGTTTAAAGCCTATTTATACCGGAAATAAAAGCTAAAATCGTCAAGTTA